TCTGCAAAAACTATTGTGTCATTTACAATGTTGAAACTGCTACCAGCAGTTTGTAAAACTCCATTTAAAACTACAAGACAATGATTAGCTGATTGAGGATATACAGCAACACCACCTTGTCTAAGGTTAAAGGTAGTTGCACTCGAAGTAGTTATACTATCAAGTATTTTAAAATCTCCAGTTGTTGGAGTAGCTCCTACATATGTCATGTTGTATTAATCCCCCAAACTGTCACACTAGCACCAGACCTAATGTCGCCACTACTATAATATAAATATATTCCTGTATGTTGTGCGTCACTATCGTAGTGCATAGCATTATGACTTGAAACTATATCCTCGTCACTTGCTGTATTTCTCGTAAAACTTCCATGTCCTGTCATTCGTGTTGATGTGTTTAATTGTGGTTGATAAACTGTAAATGTTCCATTGTACCCTTTCCATGCCGCACTTTCCTCACTACCATCTGCTATTCTAATTGAACTTTGGTCTACTCCAGTATTGCTTGATGGTGTACCATCATCATCAAAATAACGACACGCATATCTATATTGACTAGCAGTATCAGTTGAGCCAGAACTACCACCTGTTCTAAATCTTAATTGTAAAGTTTGGTCATCAACAGTACAATTAATATCACTAAACACCATTAAGTAATTTTCATAAGAACTTGTAAAACAATTATCTAAAGTAATACTTGTGTTTGATCCTAATAATACTCTACCAGTTTGAACAAAAGCACTACTAATCCCAGTTAAACTACCACCAGCTAAAGCTGGAAGTGTAGAGCCACCTAAATTTTCAGCTGCTATTTTACTAAATGCCATTATGCATCCTCCAATGTTTTAACTCTTGCTTCAAGAGTTTCTATTTTTGTTATTGCTTCTTGTAAGGCACTTGTCAGTAAAGGAACTAATTTAGATTGGTCAATAGCTTGTGGCTCAATATTACCTTCACTATCAACAGCATCTTTATCTCCAGTAATAGCTTCTGGTACTACACTAGATACTTCATGTGCGAAGAAGCCATCTACAGTTTTATCTGCATCTGTTTTAAAATTAAACCTGTAAGGTTTTAAAGTTTTAAGTCTTGTTATGCCATCTGATAAAGCTACTTCATTTTCTTTTAATCTGTAATCTGATGAAGTGTTAAATGATGTAGAATTATTAGTGTGTGCAATACTCCCTGTAGTTGTATTATTTCTTTTAAAGAACGATATGGTATGATTTGATGAGGTTGTATTAGTATTATTCCATCTAATTAATTCATTAGATTGACTGTTTCCAGTTGCTCGTATTACTACTTCTGATGTAGTAGGAGATACTTCTAATGCCGCATTTGGAGCATTATTAGCAATACCTAAATTTCCACCAGTAGTAAGACGCATTCTTTCAGAGTCATTAGTTTGAAAAGTCATATAGTTACTGGAGTTATTATAATTTATAAGACCAATGTTAGTATTATCACTATCTCCAAATCCAATACCTATATCATTACCTGTACCACCTATTAAGGTCATGCCTGTACTTCCACTACCTTCAATAACTAATTCGTCTCTACCAGCAGCTATAGTTCCTCCACCACAATCACCAGTTTTAATATGAAGTCCACTTCCTAAATCTTTTGAAGATAAACCACTTGTTGCAAAATAATTATCTGCGTCTGCACTAACACTAGAGAAAGCTAAAGTGCCACTTCCATTAGTAGTTATTGCTTGACCATTAGAGCCATCAGATAAATTTAATTCTGTTATGCCTACTGAATTTGCAGTAGGATTAACTGATTGCATTACTTTGTTTGTGTAATACACAGTTACGACATCACCACTTGATAATGTGCCACCCAAGGTCAAAGTTTTATTTCCAGTACCACCTACCGAATAAGTACCACTATCTTGAACGATATTATTCCATACAACAAGAATATCTGTTTCAGCAGATATGTCATGTGTAAGCGTTACTGTGTTAGTTGTTAAACCAGTAAAACGATCTTGAATACCAGAATCAAAAGTAGTGCTAGGTTGTTGCCCAATGTAAGTCACTCTTAAGTAATCTCCATTATTGATAATGCACCAGAAACTTTATCAGCTACTGAACAATCTATCTTTAGTACATCTGTAGTTTCCATTACAATCTTGCTACCAGCCAAAATTTCTAAACTAGATTTTGCTGGAATAACAACATCTTTAGCTAGAAACGCAGTACCATTAGCTACATTGTTTGCTCCATTACGATTTGCAGTATCACTAACCAATTCCACTTCAACAGATACAGAAGTAGTATGGATATTAGTAAGACGTAAACCGAGAACAACAGTAGTTGTACTACCAGCTACAGTATACATTGTATAAGGTGTTCCAGCCGAAGCTGGCTCAGCTGCAAAAGTTACAGTTTTAAATGTATTAGCCATATTCTCCTTTCTATCCGAGAGCTATTGCAAGAGCAGTTGGATCTGTTGCTGCAATAGTTAATGTTTCATTACTACCATTATTGTTTTCTGTAAACGTCACATTGTCACCAGCAACCAATTTACCATTTAAAAAACCAGCAGTAGAATCGTTAGAACTAACCTTAGTTTTAACATCTGTGTCAGCAGTTATATTCTGCCAAGCCGATCCATCATAATATTTAAGAGTATTAGAACTTGTATTAAAAGCAAGATCACCAGCATCAAGACTAGAACTAGGATCACTTGAGTCTATTCTATATCTAGCTGCAAAATTATTTACATTACTAATATTTGATGAAACAGTATTAACATTTGAAATTGATCCAGCAACAGTTGCAATATTTCCAACAACACCAGAAGCTCCAAGTGTTGCCATATTTGTAACATTGGCAGAAGTACCGAGAATATTTAGGTCAGTAACAATATCAGAGGTAGCTAAAGTATTTAAGTCAGATACTATGTCAGAAGTTGCTAAAGTATTAATGTCAGAAACTATATCAGAAGTAGCAAGGGTATTTAAGTCAGAAACTATATCACTTGTTGCAAGAGTATTAAGATCACTTACAATATCACTTGTAGCAAGAGTATTCATATCAGCAATTACATCAGCATCAGCAAGCAGAGCCATATCGGCAATTACATCAGCATTACCTAATAAACCCATATCGGTTACAACAGCACTTGTGCCTAGTAATCCCATAGCAGTTACATTAGCCGAAGTACCTAAATGCCCCATAGCTGTTACATTGGCAGAAGTTGCCAATAAATCCATGTCAGTTACGATTGCTGAAGTACCTAATATTGCTAAATCTGCTACTGCATCAGAAGTACCTAATCTTCCAATCTCGGTAGCTTTTCCAGCTACAGCACCTATATCAGAAGCATCTGCGGCAACAGTTGATACATCACTCGCAATATTTTCTACTGCTGCTACATCACTGGCTATTGCAGCCACAGCCGATACATCAGAAGCTATTGCAGCTACAGCTTGTACGTCAGTAATTGATTGACTAAACTCAATAGCATTACCAGAAGAATTAACCGATAATACTTTGTTAGCTACTAACTCAGGGAATATTAAATTGTATGCAGTTGATGATGAAGAAGAAGCTCTAGGAGATAGTTTAATATCTACTCCTTTTTGTTGTATCATTGCAACAAGTTTATCTAATTCTGTATTTAATGTTTCTATTGGGAATGTACCTGATGTTGGAAAATCAGTTGATCTAGAAATACTTAAATTTCTAAATATAGTATATTTATCATTTACAGTAGCTCCACCACCTAAAGTAATATTACCACCACCACTAGCTCCAGCACCAGTTACCGAATATTGTGCAGCACTAGATGGACTAGAAGCTAAAGTTAATGTAGTATCTGTTCCACCAGAAGTTTTTATTACTACTAAATCTGCATCGGCAAAAAATTCAAATGGTACACTAAATGCTGTTTGACCACCACTAGCAGTATATTGTACTCTAGGATCTGTTGCTGATATTGTAATGCTCATCTAAGTCCTTCTTTTTCAACTTCATCAAATAATGAATCTAAAAACCATACATTTTGAAAGGGTAAAAGTCTACGCACATTCTTTGCAGTATGATGATTGTATTTACCTGTACCCCAAGAAAAAGCTATATCTGCAATATTTTCTAATTGAGAAGCAGTTGGACCAAGAACATCTGCTATTGGCATACCATAAGGCCCAAGATTTTTTTTCTGGTTGTATGTTCCATAAGGTTTTTTAGATCCTAACAAAGGTCTAGCTCCTATTTGATTATTACTTAATCTTTCAATAGCATTATTAATATCTGAAAAATATCCACCTAAACCAGATCTATCAAATGCATCTACTAATTTTTGACCAGTAGGTTTTTTACTATAATCTCTATCAAATGCTTTTTGTCTAAATGCATCTACCATAGCACCAGCAGCCATTAACATTAAAACACTTTGTAAAAATAATGCATCTCTTTCTTGCATACCTCTAAACAACATACTTTGAGTAGAAGCTATACCAAATTTTTTAAATTGTAATATTATTCCACCAAGTTCTGTATTAGACCATAATGGTACATCACCTTTACTTGGAGTAACAATATCTATTCTTGCTTGTTTACCTAGTGCTGCATGAAATGCTTTAGTAGCTTCTATTGCTTCATCAGTTTGATCCCATGCTTCTGTATTACCAACACGCATATATTTATAATTATCACCAACAGACTTCCATGATT